TGACGGAGGCTTCCTGATGGATGATGTCTATCAGGGATGGAACATGACTCCGGCCATAAACAAGCTCGAAGGAGAGTTGAAAGAGAGAAGTATCAAGATCGGTGACAATGCACTCCTGCGTGTTCACCTTCTTGACACTGCGCTTCAACGTGACCGAATGACCAAGAGAGTCAAGATAGTCAAGTTGAACGACAACAGTCATATAGACGGAACGGCTGCCCTGCTTGATGCCTTGATAGTCAAGGATAAATGGGCTGGCACTTACGGAAGGCAATTAAAGAACGAGTGAGGAATGGAGAATGGGACTTTTAGAGAAACTCTTTCCAAAAAAGTACATCACACCTATCCAGACTGAAAGGTGGGAACCACTGACAGCTTATAGAGCAGCCTTTACTTCTTGGAAGGGTGAGATCTACGAGTTTGATCAGGTAAGGAGCGCGATCGACTGTCTGGCAAGGAACACCGGAAAGCTCCAGATCGAGATGACCGGAACTGCAAAAGGCAAGATGAGGACAAAGCTCAAGATCAGGCCGAACCAGTATCAGACATGGTATCAGTTCTGGTACCGTGCGAGGACCATCTACGAGATGCAGAACAATGCGATCATCGTTCCCATCCTTGATGAGTACGATAACATCGCTGGTCTTTTCCCGGTTCTCCCTTCTTCCTGTGAAGTGGTACAGACAAAAGGCGGAAAAGAATACCTCCGATATACCTTCGCCAATAACCAGAAGGCAGCCATCGAGCTGGAGAAGTGCGGAGTCATCACGAAGCATCAGTACAAGAACGACATCTTCGGTGACAGTAACAATTCTCTGAACTCGACACTGACTGTTCTGGATCTTAACAAGCAGGCTATCAAGGCTGCAGTGGAAGGTTCGAACTCATACAAGTTCATGGCAAGGATGACAAACTTTGCTAAAGATGAGGACATCGCAAAAGAGAGACAGAGAGTCAAGGAAGCCAATCTCAAGGACAAAGACGGTTTCCTTCTTTTGTTCTCTAACCTGATCGGTGAACCGAAGCAGATTGATTATCATCCGTTCACTCTTGATGAGAAGCAGCTCACGAGAATCGATTCAAACATCGAGAAGTATTTTGGTGTCTCGACCGAGGCGATCAAGAACGAGCTGACCGGAGACAAAGCTTCCGCTTTCTATGAAGGCGCGATCGAGCCTTTCTCCATCCAGGCATCGGAAGTCATAACGAATATGCTTTTCAGTCCTGTTGAACAGTCGACAGGAAATATGTTTGCGCTTACTGCGAACCGTATTCAGTTCATGACCAATTCCGAGAAGCTGAACATCAGCTCGTCAATGGCTGACCGAGGCCTTATGACCATAAACGAGATCAGAGCGATCTGGCAGTTGCCTCCGATTGAAGGTGGAGACAGACTGGTCGCTCGTGGTGAGTATTACTACATGGATCCGACAGCAGATCCGAGCAAACAGGAGGAACAAGAAAATGCCGAGTAAGGAAAGAGAATATCGTTCTATGGAGCTGCGTTCAGTAGTTTCTGAGAATGATGATAAGAGCTACATCGTAGAAGGTTATGCAACGACCTTCGGTGACACATACGAGCTCTATCGTGATGGTCACTACATCGTAAGAGAGAATGTCGACAAGGATGCTTTCAGAAATACAGACATGAGTGATGTCGTATTCCAGATTGATCATGGTGGAAGAGTTTATGCCAGGACAAAGAATAACCTCCTGCAGCTCGACACTGATGAGCACGGACTCCACACAAGAGCAGACCTTTCCAAGACAGCTTCCGCTCGTGAAGTGTTCGAAGACATCGAGGCTGGTAACTATTACCAGATGAGCTTCGCTTTCACAGTAACTAAGGACAGCTACATCGAGGAAGAGGCCGAGAACGGAGACTACATCCTGACCAGGACAATTCTTGAGGTCGGAAAACTTTATGACGTTTCTGCAGTAAGCTTCCCGGCTAACCCTAACACAGATATTTCAGCGCGAACAAAAGAGCTTTGTGACGGAGAGATCGCCAAGTTTGAAGCGGAGCGACTTCATGCGCAGGAAATAAAAGAAAAGAGGACATCAGTTCTCGACAAAATCAATTCAATTTTGGAGGTGTCACATGACTGACATTAAAGAAATGACGATCGAAGAGGTCGAAGCTCGTGCCTCTGAGATTAAAGCTGAGGTTGCAGAGGCTTCCGAGGAAAGAATCGCAGAACTCGAAGTAGAGACAAGCCAGCTCGAAGCAAGAGCCACAGAGCTCAAGAAGATCGCAGCAGAAGCTCAGGAGACTCGTGAAGCAGTCGCACAGGGCAAGGCTGAGGTAGAAGAAATCAAAGAAGTCATTACGGAGAAAAGAAAGATGACAAATTCAGAAGTAATCAAGTCTGCTGAGTACAGAAACGCTTTTAAGCAGTACATCCTTACTGGTAAGGATGAAGAGTGCCGTGCGCTCCTTACAGAGAACGTAGCAACTGGTAATGTACCTGTTCCGGAGATCGTTTACGACATCGTTAAGAACGCATGGGAGAAAGAGGGCATCATGGCTCTCGTTAAGAAGGTTTATCTCAAGGGCAACCTCAAGGTTGGTTTCGAGGTTTCTGCTGACGGTGCAGTCATTCATACAGAGGGTGCTGCAGCTCCCACAGAAGAGAAGCTCATTCTTGGTGTTGTAGAGATCGTTCCTGCTTCCATCAAGAAGTGGATCTCTATCTCTGATGAAGTTCTCGACATGGATAGCGGTGCTTTCCTTAGATATGTTTACGATGAACTTACATATCAGATCGCTAAGAAGGCTGCTGATACACTCATCGCTAAGATCGAGGCTTGCGGAACAGCTTCTACAAACACACCTTCTGTAAACGTAGCAGTTCCTAACGTAGCAGTTTCTGCTATCGCTCTTGATACAATCGCTCAGGCTATCGCTAAGCTCTCTGATCAGGCAGCTAACCCTGTTATCGTTATGAACAAGGGTACATTCGCAGCTTTCAAGGCTGTCCAGGCTGCTGGTTCTTACGGCTATGATCCTTTCGAGGGACTTCCTGTTGTATTCAACAACACAATCGAGACATACGCTGCAGCTACAACAGGCGTTACATTCGCTATCGTTGGTGACTTCGGTGAAGGTGCTATCGCTAACTTCCCTAATGGCGAAGAGATCACAATCAAGTATGACGATCTCTCACTCGCTGAGAAGGACCTCGTTAAGCTCGTTGGCCGTCAGTATGTTGGTCTTGAGGTTGTTGGCCCTGAGTCATTCGTTAAGATTTCTAAGGCTGCTGCTGCAGGCTGATATAAGCCATGAAAGGGGAAAGGTTCTATGGCAAAAATACTGATATGCGTACCTACTATGGACATGGTGGCGGCTGGGTTTGCCCAGTCGCTTGCCATGCTCCAGAAGGGCGGTCATGAGACTGCAATAATGTTCGAAGTGGGTAGCCTGATATATGAAGCTCGTAACAAGCTCGCTCGTCAGGCTATCAAGATGGGAGCTGATTACACAATGTGGTTCGACTCGGATATGATCTTCCAGCCGGACACGATGGTGAAGCTCATGGAACACAATGCACCGATTGTATCGGGTGCATATTTCAGAAGGTCTCCACCGTATCATCTTGTCGCTTTTGACAAATGTGATGCAGAGAACAGAGAATGGACAGATCTTCCGCTCCCGGAAGACACCGTCAAGTGTGGCGGAGTCGGTTTCGGTTGTGTGCTGATCAGGACAGATGTTCTCTTTGAGGTGGCAGCCAAGTACAGAACGTGGTTCGAGCCTGTTAATGGTTTTGGTGAAGACCTCTCGTTCTGCTGGAGAGCACGTCAGTGCGGATATGACATCCTGCTGGATCCGAAGATTACTTGCGGTCATGTTGGTCATATCGTTGTCAATGAATCTTTCTACAAGGCTTATGCGGAGGGCAAGAACAATGAAAGTAAAAGTTAAAGCTCCGTTCTTTGATGAAAAGGGCATACACAAGAGGGGTGAAATTTGTGAAGTAAACAATTTCCGCCCTGAGTATATGGAACTCGTCGAAGAGAAGACGGAAAAGGTCGAAAAGGCTGTCAAGACTGACACCAAGAAGACCACAAGAACAAAGAAAGGCTAAAAGATTATGGCAGTCACAGACACATTTCTCGGTAAAGTGAAGACAGCTCTCAGAGTTTCATTCACCAATACGGCTATTGACAATCAGATAAAAGACCTGATCGAAGAGGCTATTCTTGACTTGTGCGAGACTGCCGACATCAAGTCTTTCACTTCGGCAGACGCGGATGCTATGCAGACAGGCGCGGTCATCTCTTATGTGTCGTATAAGTGGTTCAACGAAGAGAGATACTTCACAGCTTACAACGATATGAAGAGCAAGATGGCTCTGTCTGGTAAGTATAGGAGCGTGATGGCCAATGAAGAATAGTGTGTTTCCAATAGATCTGATTGCGATAACCACAGAAAAGGACAGTCTTAATCAGGTAGTTGAAAAGGCCAGGACAACCGCATCACTTTACGCTGAATTGAGCTCCGTCTCCCAGACGGAGTTTTTCAGTGGTGGCAGACTTGGTCTCCAGCCTTCCTTGAAGGCCACTATCTATGACTTCGAATACAACGAAGAGCCTATCGTCAAAGTCCATTATTCCGATAGTAAGACAAAGCTGTACTCCGTGTACAGAACTTACTCCGTCGGAGGATCTGACAAGCTCGAACTGTATCTCGAAGAGAGGGGAGGAACTAAGGATGAACCAAGTACAGATGATAGCTCTTCTGAACACTCTGACTGACATTCCTTCTTTCTATGATCATGCTCCGGTAGGAACAAAACTTCCTTTCGGTGTTATCCATTCAGAACAGCCTGATAACTTCCTGGCTGACAATCTTGTGTACTGCGAGAAGTGGAACTTCCGATTCGACCTTTATACAGTCGAAAAGGACCTCACTCTTGAAGCCAAGATAAAGAAGCTCTTAAACGATAACGATATTGCCTGGCAAAAGACAGAGCAGTACATCGACTCGGAGCAGGTTTGGGAAGTCGAGTTTGAGTTCGAGGTCCTCGGTAATGAGGATCCACCGACTCCACCGACTCCACCTACACCAGAGCCTACTCCAGAGCCTACTCCTGATGATCAGGAAGGCGGTGAGGACAATGGGGAGCCGTAAAGGTAATGAGGAAGTCACCATCGTACTTGATGGGAGCATGAACTCTGGAAATTATGGCAGCCTTGCAAAAACCATCCAGGAAGAGCTGATGAATGTCGGAATCGCTTGCGACGATGATATGCAGACAGTCTTTGATGAGGTTGGCAAGGAAGCAGTTAAAAAACTCAAGGAAACCTCACCAGTTAATCCCAGAGGTAAAAAGTCCGGTCGATATGCAAAAGGCTGGACCTATGAAAAGGGAAAAAAATATAGAGGTAAAGCTGTTGGAGTTGTCCGAAACAAGACAGATCCGCAGCTCACACACATTCTGGAATACGGACATCCGCTCGTTCGCAACGGCAAAGTTGTTGGAAACGTGGAAGCACGAGAACACATCAGGCCAGTCGCTGAGTGGTGTGCCGAGGAAATAGAAAAAAAGTTATCTAAAAAATTAGGAGGAAACTGATATGGGTGCAAACAAAGTAAAGTATGGACTCAAGAATGTTCATTATGCACTTGTTACAGAAACCGTTGTTACGACAGGAGCTGATGCAGGCAAGACTGTCTCCAGCTATGGAGAAGTTAAGGCTCTCGCTGGTGCTGTTTCACTCTCCATGTCCTCTACGGCTTCAAAGTCTGTCTTCCGTGCTGACGATAGTGATTACTACGTCTCCTATGGTGAAGGCGGTTATGAGGGCGACCTCGAAGTTGCTCGCGTAAACGAAGACTTCTTGAAGGATGTTCTTGGTTACGTTGAAGATAATGACAAGATCCTTGTCGAGTCTTCTGCAGCTTTCAAGGGTGCTGTATACTTCGCTCTTACTTTCGAGTTTGATGGCGATCAGAGAGCAACAAAGCACTGTCTCTATAAGTGCTCTGCTTCTCGCCCCGACATCGCTTCTCAGACAACAGGTGAAGGCGGTTCCGTAGATCCTCAGACAGAGACTCTCACGCTCACTGCAGTTCCGAGAGTTGATGAGGACAAGTACATCCACTTGCAGACACAGGAGTCAACGACAACAGCCGTGCTCGAAGCTTGGTACACTGCTGTCCCGGTTCCTACGTTCTCATGATTTTAAGAGGGAGGTTCAATTTTGAGCCTCCCTTTTTTCTAAATTAAGGAAGAGGTAACAAAATGGAAAAGGTAATAACGATCAATGAGAAAGAATTGAGATTCAAGAGCTCGGCTGCTACAAATATTCTCTTCAAGAAAGCGTTCCATACTGATGTGCTTGTTATGATCTCATCATATACAAAGAACTTGAAAGAGATTACAGCCAAGAGAGCAGAAATTCAAAAGTTAAGAGAAGACACTACTAAGTCTCAGGAAGAAGTCATAATGGAAATGAACGCTCTTATGCAGAGCGATGTGTTCATTTCTTCTCAAGAGTTTATGAATGACACTCTTCCTAAACTTGCATATATTATGTGGCTCGAAGCCAATGTGAAGATCGATGACATCTTCCACAAATTAAACGAAGACCAGTTCCTTGTATGGCTTATGGGAATTGATCAGGATGAGCTCCTGACAGTGACCGGAGACGTTATGGAACTCTGGCAGGCTGGAGCCAAGCAACATTCCAAACCAAAAAACTGAAAAGGCCGCTCGATCGAGAGTACAACACGGCAGTGTACTTTCTCCGGTGCAAGCAGACAGGGTTCTCACTCCGGGAACTCTTCGACCTTGATTACGGAGAGGTCTGTGACGTGATGATCGAGGCGGCTAATGATCACGCGAAATATAACTACAAAGCTACGCAGAGCGATTTCGACAATGCGTTCCATTAGCTATGGATAGGAGGCAGAAATGGCAAGCAAGATTATCGGCATTACAGTAGACATCGAAGGTAAGACATCAGGTCTGACCAAAAGTCTGCAGGAAGCCAATTCATCTATCAATAAGACCACATCTGCTCTTAAAGATGTAGACAAGGCCTTGCAGCTCGATCCGACTAATGTCGAGCTCCTTGCACAAAAAGAAGCTTTACTCGCTAAGCAGATAGAGCAGACTAATGAAAAGCTGGAGATCATGAAGCAGGTCGCTGACGATGCTAATGAGGCTCTCGCTCGTGGTGACATTACCCAGGAACAGTATGCTCAGTTGCAGGCAGAGATCGTTAAGACGGAATCTGCCCTGTCAGGACTTGAGAGTGAAGCAGAAGGCTCTTCTGATGCTCTGGAAGATACCGGAGACAATGCAGAAGAGGCTGGCATGGACATGGAGGCTTTCGGTGAAGCTGCGCAGAAGGCTGGTGAGATAGCCGTTGCAGCTTTCGAAGCCGTAGTGGTCGCTGCCGCAGCCGTAGGAGCTGCCGTTGTCGGTGCTATGGTCGAGGCTGGCACTGCTCTTGCTAATGCTACTATCAATACTGCTCATCTTTCCGATGAGATAGCTACATTATCCGTTCAGACAGG